CTAACTTGTAATTATGTTGAGAAAGTAATCTCACCAATTAGAAGTAGAACACAAGAGTTTCAGATTGTACCTCCAACTAAAAAAGATGTTGCAGTTCAAATCTCACAGATTTTAGGTAGAGAATCTATTAGTTTCCAACCAGCAAACCTTGTACCTATCATTGATAGTTCATATCCTGATATTAGAAAGATTATCAATACTTGTCAGTTGAATTCATCTAAGGGAGAATTAAAAGTTGATACAACCTCTGTAATTGATGCAGATATTAAATCAAAGGTGGTAGATATTCTTAAAGGTTCTGATGCAAAAGCTAATAAATGGAAAAATATCAGACAAGCAGTTGCAGATTCGAGAGTACAAGATTTCACAGAACTTTATACGTTCTTATATGAAAAAGTAGAAGTTTATGGTGGTACAAATACCTCAAACATAATACTAATCTTATCAGAATCACAACACAAAGATGCATTGGTAGTAGATAAAGAAATTACCTTTATGAGTTGTATAATTCAAATAGTTGGTATATTATGATAAACAAATTAAAAAAAGTTTGGAACTATCTAACTTGGTTAGAAGAACAACGAATGAAAGCCGCAATCAAATGTGGTAGTGCAGGACCTTTACTATGATAAACTTAGAAACAGATTCACTTGATGTATTGATACGAACACAACCAAAGTTAATGGTTATGTTTGGAACTGATTGGTGTGGGAATTGTGATGTTCTTAAACCATATTTTGAGAAAGTTTCTAATCAACAACAAAATAGACAAATTCCGTTTGTGTATGTTAATCCTGATAACTCACCAAATAGTAGAGAGTTAGTTGATTTAACAAACATACCAATGGTAGTTGCTTTTAAGAAAGGAAAGGTAATTGCAAATGAATATGGAAACAAAGAAGAGATAGTTGATAAAGTTTTATCAATTTTATTAGGATAAATAAAATATTTTTTGTATATTTGTATAACAAATAAACTTTAAAAGATGAAATACGACCACGAAAATCCATTAAATGAAGCAGAGTTAGAAGCATTGGGTAATGAGAACTTTGATTCTTTTCTTGCATATCTCGATAGTAAAGCAGAATATCTTAAACAATTCACTAAACCACTTAGTTCATATCATACCAAAAGATTTGCTTCATTAAGTTCAGCACAACAAGGTAAATCAATCACAGAAGAAGAACTTAAGAAAGCTAATGATATTGGTAGAAAGAATGAACTAGAAGCTATTGATAAGATTAAAAACAAAGAGTGGAAAGAGAAGGAAATCGAAATGTTAAAGAAAACAGTAAAAAATGTAAAAACAGACCGTTCACAATGGTTCGATTAAATAAATAAATTATGGCAAAGATTATAGGAATGAATAATGGTGGAAATACACCCCCACCTCAACAACCAAAGATAGATTTATCTAAGGCAACAGAAATGAAATGTGAAGAATGTGGTGGTACTGTGTTTATACAAGGTACTAAGTTCTTGAAGATTTCAAAGATAGTAACAGGTACACCACAAGATGCAATCATACCAGTAGAGTTATATCTATGTGGTGATTGTGGTGAAATAAACAAAGAGTTATTACCAAAAGAATTACAGAATAATGGCAACTAGAACACTATTTGACCATATAACAAATATAACTTCAGTTCAAAATCCAAAGTATTGGGATAGTTTAGAAGATGCTGATAAGAAAACATGGAGTAACTATATGGTACATCGTTTTCTTTCTATGAATCCTGATTGGATAGAAGTTCTTTCAGAGATACAACCATACACACAAGTTTTAGAACCGAAACAATTATATCTTGCTCTTATCGGTATATTACCAAAAGGTAGAAGATATTTGAAATATACAAAAGGTAAGAAAGCAAACAAGTACGAATCTTGGTTAATTGATTTACTTATACAAGATTTTAATTGTTCAAGTATAGAAGCAGAAGATTATTGTGAAATACTTTATGCAACTAAAGAAGGTAGAGAAAATATAAAGTTCATTTGTGAAAAGTATGGTATTGATAAGAAACAAATAACTAAATTAAAGTTGAAACTTTAGTAGAAAAAATTAGGATATATCAAATATTTTTCGTATATTTACATAGTAAATAAAACATAAAAGTATGGCAAGAGTAAGTTATTCTCAGTATGGTATGTATAGTTCATGCCAACAACAGTACAAATTAAATTATATTGATAAGTTAGGTATTAGTAATGCTAATATCCATCTTATATTTGGTAGTGCAATGCACGAAGTTATTCAACATTTCTTAGATGTGATGTATAATGTAACTAAAAAACAAGCATTAACACTTCCACTTGAATCAATGTTACAAGATAAACTTGTAGAACACTTTACTAAGTATAAAGAAAAGATGGGTGAAGATGACCCATGTACTAAGAAAGAACTTCAAGAGTTCTTTGAGGATGGTAAGGCTATCCTAAAATACTTCACAAGTAAATTAGATAAGTTATACACTAAGAGTGGATTCGAACTTATTGCAATTGAACAAAGATTGAATGCTGAGATTAAACCTGGTGTTAACTTCATCGGTTTTATTGATGTACTCCTAAAGGATAAAACTACTCAAGATTATATTATCATTGATTTAAAAACATCTACACGAGGTTGGAACAAATATCAGAAAGCTGATAAAGTAAAAACTTCTCAGATGTTACTATATAAGAAATTCTATTCTGAAAAATACGATATACCATTAGATAAGATTAAAGTAGAATATCAAATACTCAAACGAAAACTTTGGGAAGGTGCTGATTTTGTACAACCAAGGATATCTAAGTTTGTTCCTGCAAATGGTAAACCCTCAATGAATATGGCATGGAAAAATTTCATGTTCTTTGTTGATTCAGTATTTGGTGAAAATGGTGAGATAATTCAAACTGAGTTTCCAACTAATAAAGGTAAACCTTGTGATTGGTGTGAATTCAAACAACGAGGATTATGTTCTGCATGGAATTAGTAACGTTTTTATAATTTATATATATTTATATAAAACAATAAAAGGATAGTTATGGCAGAAACAAAACTTACAACAGTAAAAATAATTAAAGATATTTATTCTAAATTCAAAAAAATATCATTTGACTCAAATATAACCCTACAAAAACTGGTTAACAGGTCTGTAAACAAATATATTGAAGATGAAGATTTTAGATTGGATATTAATAAATATGATAATCTACATGAGAGCGGTTCTCAATTTTAATAAGAAAGTAAAAAAACAATGAGTACAACAAGTAGTAACTCCGGACCTCAATTAAACACACTTAGGTCTACCTACAATGAATTAGTTTCTAAGAAGTTATTCTTAGGTAAAAGTAAAAAAGTACAATGGGAATCTAAGAGAAGATTCGGAAACATTTAAAAAATTATTAATAAAGGTTATATGAGTAAAAAGAAGAAAATTTTATTACTATCTGATGACTTACGAATGTCATCGGGTATAGCAACAGTTTCTAAAGAATTGGTTTTTGGTACTCTTGATAAATACGACTGGGTTCAATTAGGAGCAGCAGTTAATCATCCAGAAAAGGGTAAAGAAATAGATTTGGGAGATGATGCGAAAAAAAGAAGTGGAATAGAAGATGCTTCTCTTAAAATTATTCCATGGACAGGTTATGGAGATGCAAACATTCTTCGTGAATTAATCATGAGACATCAACCTGATGCAATTCTACACTTTACAGACCCAAGATATTGGAGATGGTTATATGAGATGGAAGCGGAGGTAAGACAAAATGTTCCTATTTTATTTTACCACATTTGGGATGATTTACCAGACCCGGATTACAATAGAAACTACTATGAATCATGTGATTGGTTGGGATGTATCTCAAGACAAACTTATGGTATTGTAAGTAGAGTAGGTAATATAGATTCAGAAACAATCAAACCATTAGAAGATTGGCAAGTATCTTATGTACCACATGGTATCAATTCAGAAACCTACAAACCAACTATTGTAAATGAGGATTTCAAAAAACAATTACTAGGTGATAAGGATTATAAGTTTGTATTATTTTGGATGAACCGAAATATCAAACGTAAACAACCATCAGATGTTATTTGGGCATTCAGTAAATTTGTGAATGGGTTACCTAAAGAAGATAAGGATAAGGTGTGTTTAATTATGCATACAAATCCAATTGACCAGAATGGAACTGATTTAGTATCTGTATCTGAGAAAATCGCACCTGGATGTGATATAAAATTCTCAACCGATAGAATTACACAAGAACAACTAAATCAGTTATATAACATAGCAGATTGTACAATCAATATTGCGGGCAATGAAGGATTTGGGTTAACAACTGCAGAATCTGTTATGGCAGGAACACCATCTATTATAAACGTTACAGGTGGATTACAAGACCAATGTGGATTCAAATGGATTTCTGATGATAAAGAAGTAGATGGAAAATACCTAACTGCTGAAGATTATAAAGAAATTGGTTCACTTCACAATTACAGAGATTGGGAAGATAAAGTAACACATGGGGAATGGGTAAAGCCAGTTTGGCCAAGAGTTCAAACTATGGTTGGTTCAGTTCCAACTCCTTATATCATTGATGATAAGGTTGATGTAAATGAAGTTGCAGATGCAATTAGATATTGGTATGATATTCATCCAGAAGATAGAAGAGAACGAGGATTAAAGGGTAGAGATGAATTTTTAGGTGAAATGGGATTGAATTCTAAAAATATGTGTAAAACACTTGTTGATGGAATTGAAACTACATTTGAAAATTGGAAACCAAAAGATAAATTTAACGTTTATAAAATTAGGTAATGAGTAAGCCAATCTTCATAGTTAGATTACCAGGTTACTGGAATCCTAAACAATTTGATATATCAAGAAAAGCAATTTACGATAGAAAAGAACTATCAAATGAGTATCATGTATTAGTATTATCTGATAATGAAGTTGAAACTATACGATTTGAGTGTTATAACTCACCACATGAACCAGAAAAGTTAGAAGAAATAACAAAACTAACTCAGATATCAATAGAAAGATGTTTGAGAAACGAAGAAGAAAACCGATTAAGAGAATTAGAAGATGAATAAACCTTTATTAGTATATCAGGCACCAATAGCAACTAGAAGTGGTTATGGTGACCATTCAAGAGATATCTTGAAATCATTATTTGAATTAGATAAGTACGATGTTAAAATTGTACCAACACGATGGGGAAATACTCCACAAGACCAAATCAATCCACAAACTGAGTTTGGACAAAAAGTTATACAAAATATAACAACTCAAGTTGATAGACAACCTGATATCTTTATACAAGTATCAGTTGCTAATGAATTTAAAAAAGTTGGTAAGTATAATATTGGGATTACTGCTGGAGTAGAATCTACGGTTGCACCTCAAGAATTTTTACAAGGTGGTAATCAGATGGATTTAATCATAACACCATCAGAGTTTACAAAAGAAGTTTTAGTTAAAACAACATATACTCAAGTTGATAAAACAACTAAAAAAGAAATAGGGCAAGTCAAATTAGATAGACCTGTTGAAGTTTTATTTGAAGGAGTTGATACTTCTATATTTAATGGAAAATCGAAAAAATCGGTTTTAGATTCAGTTGATACTGATTTTAACTTCCTTTTTGTAGGACATTGGTTAGCAGGTGGATTGGGACATGATAGAAAGGATGTAGGAATGATGATTAAAACATTTTGTACTGTTTTTAAATCATTACCAAAAGATAAACAACCAGGTTTTATTCTAAAAACATCTCATGCAGGTTTCTCAGTAGGTGATAGAGAAAAGATAGCAATTAATATAAAAAATATAACTGAAGAATTTGGTGATAAGTGTCCTCCTATTCATTTAGTATTTGGGGATTTATCCGAATCAGAATTAAATGATTTGTATAATGATGATAAAGTAAAAGCAATGGTATCATTTACCAAGGGAGAAGGATATGGTAGACCACTTGCAGAATTTGCTACAACGGGTAAACCAATCATTGTTTCTAATTGGAGTGGATTCACAGATTTCTTACCAAAAGAACATACACTCTACTTGGATGGTGAGTTACAAAACATTGATGAATCAGCTTCTAATAAATTTTTATTAAAAGAAGCTAAGTGGTTTTATGTAAATTATTCTAAAGCAGCTCAAGTATTGTATAAAACTTATGATAAATACACAGATGCACTAAAACAAAGTGCAGGATTAAAAACCAATATTAATAACAATTTTACACTTGATAAAATGTCAAGTAAATTGGGTGAAATACTTGACAAATATGTTAAGGTAACACAAAAAATAGAAATGAAATTACCAACTATTAATAAACTTTAATGGCATATACAAGACAATATCAGGCATTTCTAAAACCGGAAAGAAGAGTTGGTAAAGCATTAATCAGACCACGAAACATTTATAGAATCACAACTTATAAAGGAGGAGAACCTGCAACTAGAAGTGGTGAAGATGCAAGATATGTATTTGTTATTGGTATTGTGGATAAAATGGTTCATTGTATTAAACTTAATCCAATAAAACCTATTGATTTTACAACATTAATAGCTAAACTTAGAGATAAAAGAATACCAATAGGTTCAGACCAATCATTGGAATTATTGTTGAAGAAATTTAGTAAAGATGGTAATAATTTATTTTCATCTTTTATAAAAAATAATAGTAAATTATATTCTCGTTCATTATCAAATTATAGAACATATAAATTAAATAATATAACAAACATTTACGAAATTAGATTTGAACAAGAGTTCTTACAAGAACTATTCAAAGAAGGTTCAAATAAATCAACAAGAAGACAAGTTATTACAGAAGAAGTAGCAGAAGACAAACAAGATATAGCAGATAATGAATAAAAT